AACTGCCACTGCGCTTGCAGTTGCAGAGGTGTCTTGATATGAGCCATCAGCGAAATAAATACCGCTACTAAATACCATACTTCCTATCTTGCCACTACCGGCAACATGTAATGGATACAAAGGATTAGATAGCAGTATACCAAATTTACCTTCGCTGTCTACAGCAGAGAATACACTAGAATCAGAGTCTAGCCATTGTTGTATATCTTGAGAAGATCCTAGAGATTTTTCTATAACAAAAGACGGGTTAGTTATATTGTCTGGAGTTACAGAAACGCCGTCATCTGAACTTGCAATAAATACATTGTTATAATTACTGGTTACCGCAAAACCAAAACCGGCACCAATCTGAAAGTAGTTACCGGAATCGTTTAGGACACCAGCCGTTGACTCTCTACCAAATAAATAACTATAATTAGGCTCTTCTGTTACACTGTCAGGATTTTGTTTAAAACCAAACTTGAACAACGGGTCGCTAATTTGTTCATTGATATGTAAGGATATTGTTTTATTGGTTCCATCGTCTTTGTAGGCGTGAAAGAAATTACCTTTGGAGTTAGGACGAACAAAGTTTACAAGTCCATCATCAAAAGTTGTTGTGCCGCTGGCGATAACATCTTCTTTGAATACTGTAGTGCCTATGAACTGGGCGCCACTAATAGAGCCTTCTGGAACTTCTATTACTGCGCGTCCAGCAGCTAGTGCGCAGAAAACTGTAGATACGCCGGTTAGACTAATTTTTGCACCGCCATTAGAGCTGTCTAAAACTGTGTCTCTAGAAAGATAGTTTCCACCAGCGTTGTAAGTACCAACGCCCACTTCCCAGCGTACATTATTTTCAATAGCGTAGTATGTAGAGTTTCCGTCGCCTATAGCGTCCAAAAAAGTCTGAAACCCACCGTAAGGACCGGTTAAGACGATATTGCCAGTACCTGTGGTGACAGATGATTCTTTTACTCTATCAGATATTATAAACAAGGCCAAGTTCCTTTCAGGATTTTTACATTATAGACTTTGTAGGAATGTTCCTAACGCCCAACCGCTAATATTCAAGTCGCTGTAGTTAGCCCATCCGCTGATAGCTAAAACATCTCCGCTCGTAGCAAAGTTGTAATCAGCCCAGCCGCTAACCGCTATTGCGTCTCCGCCGCCTCCACCGCCTGTTGAGGTAGCGCTCATTGGTCTATATTCACCTCCAATTTTCATAGCCATTAGATAATCAGTCGCGTCAGCACTAAAGTCTGGATTTCTGTTTGTAATGGTAGTATTTTGAGAAGTATCTGAACCATTAATATAAATACTTAGTGTAGCGGTTGTTGGTGAATTGATATCAGCAGGTGCTGTTAAATTGTCGTCCAGTAAGCCTTCGATTACGAAACCACTTAAACTTCCATCGCACTCTACAGCGCCAACCACGGTATTATCACAAACCCAAGATTGGATATAGTTATTTGGATTTGCCGAGTGTATGTCGCTATCTCTTCTTGCTTCTAGTGGAGATTCTGGGGATAATCTAGCTGCGCCAATAGATATATTTTTAACGTCTGTATTACCAGCAATACTGTTTTGTATATTTAATCTATAGTCAACAGTTCCTGCATTATAGAATAAGCTTTGATTATCTAAGAAGTTAGCAATAATTTCTATGTTACCGCTACCAACTCCGTTTGCTTCTCTTAGCGCGTTAGCCCCAATACCAACGGAATCTTTGAAATTACTATTAATACCAGCGCTGCTACCGATAAATATAGAATCGGAAGCTCCGTCTGAGTTGTTGCCCGCGTTAGAGCCAATAGCTATAACATTGTCAACATTATCACAATCTCTACCCGCTTTATAACCAATAAAGATAGACGCCGTGTCCATATCTAATAACGGGTTTGGAGTTGTAGCGTTTTGCCCAGCTTCTGTTCCAATAATGACTGAGTTTTTCCAGCCACTAGCATAGGTTGCAACATCACATCCTATCATTACAGACTGAGAATTTATACCAGCATTTACTCTCTCTTCATTATCTTCGTTAGTGATAATAACATTGCAATTTTCAGACATGCTGATAAAACCGTCTGCCACATAAGACGCAAGGCCAGCTAGTGACATTTTGCCCATGTTATCAGAGTCAGTTCCATCTACTTGAACAGAGACGAAGGTGTTTTCAGAAGTTACATTTTGGGCAACAGCCTCGGCAAGTTGTAACTCCGTATAGTTTAGTACAAACCATCTATTCTCTGTTCCGCCATAGTCTACTATATTGACACCAGATGTTCCAGCGTGATCATAGTTTAACCAGAAAGGAACGCCAGAGCATGAACTTCCATCTTGGAACCTGATAGCGCCTTGTAGTCTAAAGTCAGAATTTAACTGCATATAGTTAAAGCCTTGACTAGCGTATGTTGGCGTGTTTACCCGCTCTGCACCACTAGGATTGAACTCTGCCATATTGAAAATGAAATCACCAGCATTTGAGAAATTAACATTAATGGAATTTCTGTAGGCTTTGTCTAATGTATTGGTTTCGTCTATAGCGGTTAATCTTACATCGTAGTGAGACCCAAAAGCGTGATTAATTGTAAAGTTGCTATCGCCAGTAGAAACAATAAACGTGGCATCGTCTATTGCAAATGTTCTGTCTGTAGCATCAGCGATTTGACCAGTCACTACTGGGAATGTGCTATGACCAATGTATAGACCGCCAATATCTGGATCTGAATTATTAAATAGGTTAGTGCCAATAATAATGCCAGACATTGGATGTGGGACAGGATCATCTGCTGGAACAGGCATTAATGAATTAACATTTTTATAACCAACAACTGTCATGTTGATCGCGCGTTCAAAATTCTTTAATGATTCAGAGCCAATCACGGTATTATTTTGAGCTTCATTTAAACCGCTACCAGCCGTACAGCCAACTAGAGTATTATCAGTTGGTGCGAAAACAGGTCCAGTAACATCGTCGGTTCCTAGATCAAAACCGGCAGCCCAACCAAAATAAGTATTATTCTGGATTGTAGCGGTCTCCTGCCTAATTGCTGGCGTATGCCAACCAGCGTAAGTGTTGCAGTATATGTCGCCATAAACCATACCGCTTGGACCTTCGTAGTCCTGAATTAACTCGCAGCAATCGTCGTTGGGTTGTGGATATGGCTCAAGTAGATTGTACTCATTTCCGCCATCGTCTGAGAAGTAGATAGACTGAGTGCCGCCAAGTCCTGTGTATGGTTTAATGTAAATCTTACCATAGTCAGCATTGATGTTTGGCTGAGTGGTTTGCTCGTGCATTGAGATAGTACCGCTATCCCTGTGGCCGTTTGCGATATAGGCAACTGTTAGTGGCGCATTAGCGGTAAAGGATCTGTAATTACCTATCTTGGTGAGGCCAATCCCTACATAACCCCGCTTGGTAAAGTGCTGGTGTCCGAATTCGATACCGTCAACGCCCGTAGGTCTGACCAGTGAAATGTCCGCAATAACCTCGTCACTATCTCCAACATCAATAGTAAAGTTTTTAACGTCTCCAGCCTCTAACGGGTCTGGTAGAGGGATATAAGAACCTACATCTGTACCGCAGTTATTTGCAACACAATAGCTGATAATCGCGTTGTTGCTTTCGCTGCAAGAAGCGCAATTGCTAAGCTCTGCTTCTATCGGACCTTCTGCTTCATCAGGATCGGTTTCGATGCGTATTACCACTGCGCAGTATTCGTCGCCAGCCATGTATCCATAAGGAGCGAAGCTGCTTTCCGGGCCATCTTCAGTGATAACAAATGTTATAACGTCGTCCACACTCAAGCTGCCACAGCATATATCGTTACCAGCCCAGATGTCAATATAGAAACAGCAGTCATCGCAGTCGCCACAAGCTCCCGGTGATGGGGGAGGAGCCAGTTCTCCGGGGTCAATACATCCAGCATCGCACACAGGTTGATCTTCTACAGGTAAGTAGAAACGTAACTTGACATATTCACAGTAACCTCCCGGCAGGCTATCCTGACAAGGAGTACACGAAAGATAGGTTTCTCCAATACTGTCATTTGGGTCTACTGCATTGGTCGTAGTTGTTTTAGTTAGAATCTTTCCGCACTTATCTGTAGTTCCACCATCAACTGAATATTTTACAAATTGACCGACAGTGAAGGCATCGCTTGCGATTGTTAGGGTGTCATCAGATAATCCATCTGTCGGACACTCATCAATGGTATAGATATAATTTGTGACTACGTTAGCGCAGTCTGCACAGCTTGTTTCAACCGAGGATATATAAGAATCGAATGAATTAGTAGTTTCAAAACTGCTTACAATTGTTGCGCAGAAAAGCCCTCCGCAAAGACCGTGATCGCCGGGATTCAGGTACACTTTAACAGAATCGCCGGGATTAAACGGACCAAGATTTAAAGGGTCTTGAATATTACTTTGCTGCTGGCTACATAATAGAGGGTTCCATTCTTCTGTGCAAATATTAACAATGTATGTTGTAATATTCGCGGGGCCACCACCGCCTGCACCGCAAGCTGTACAATCAGCATAAACACTTGTAATCGCGTGGGAGATGGTGGCGGCATCATTAGTAGATGCGCCAATAGTCACACACTGTGAATTGCCATTGTGTGGAACTTTAACTACCTTACCGGTTAAGTTGAACTTGTTACTAGTGTCCTCGACTACTCCTGTTTGACCAGCATCATCTTCCCCAGTGCAAACCGTATAGTTCCATTTTAGGGTTGTCTCTGGAGGACCACACGCAGGATCTCCACAACCGGCTGGAACAATGCCTTGAATATCAGCGTTAGCCGTTCCGATCTGTGGTGCGCCCTGTACAGTACCGCAAGTTGGGTCTCCTTCGTAATTAAATTTCACAACATCGCTGGCGCTTGGGGCGAAGCCAGCCGTATCTGAAACATAAATAGTAGTAGAAGTCCCACAGATTATAACCTCATAAACAACTACAACGCCACCGCCTTGGCAGGTATCACAAGCCTCGGCTGAACTTCCAAAGTTTGTTTGTATACTGCTATTGTCTAGCTTATTGTTGGACGCATTAATATTATTGACTGTTCCGCATAATCCAGTGTTACCGTTAGCGTCTGTATATTCCACGACATCGTTAACAGAAGGAGCAACTGGTGGGTTGGAGTCGTAAACTTGAACAGCTAAACCGCCGCCACATGGAACTATAGTATATCTAAGGAAAGTAGGATCGTTATCACAAGGAGGAGATGGGCAATCAACAATCGTTATACCATCATTTTCTGGAAGGTATACAAGCTCTAAACCAGAGGCGTGCATATTTCCATTTCCCAGAATTTGCACAGAGCTTCTTACATTTTCAAAAGGACCGATTGCTGGACCACTAGAAAACCTAATGTTAGACAGACCTGAAGATTGGACGTTAAAAATAGTCTCGGGAAGGTGAGGCTCACTGCCATCAGCATAGCCCCTATTTGTAATACCAATTAACCCAGATTGGGCTTCGGTCCCGCCATCTCGCATGATGGTGAAAGCTTCTTGGATTAACTGTGGTACTCCACTTTCCTGATGAATGGAAAATCTATCTTTACTCATTTAATTTTTCCTTATGTGTCCAGTTCGTCGTGGTAGACAATGCTAAAACCTCTAACGGTTGAAGCAGATTTTATTCTACTTTTGAATTTTTGAGCAAGTTGAACTCCTGAGTCTATTGTTCCATACATGACAGAATAGTCATAACCTATTGGGTTGCCGCCAGTAAACATTTCTCCAGATCTAGATATCATATTTACATCCTCTAGCGCTGGATAATCTTGTTCGAAGTGTGGCTCTTGAGTTATTGTAACTCTTTGTCCCTTTGCTTCAAAAGGCTCGATAAACAAGCCCATGCAACCACTCTGATGTATTAAAGCAAAAGAATCAGAGTAATTATTATTTATAATTCTATTGGTTTGTAGATGTCTACCGTCTAGAATTTGTAGTGAAATATTAGATTGGAATCTAGATCTTGTAAAGGCATTATCAGCCTCTAAGCATGTAACAAAGGGATCTGGAGATCTATAGATGAACCTATAGTCACGCCTGTAAGAGTTACCACCGCCACTAGAATGAATTTCAAATCCTGCGCCGTCTAAAGATTCATCACTAAGTAAGCCACAGATAGATGAGTCGTCAAAATTATTATCTGGATCGCAGAAGCCACTAGTAGCAAGGTGTAGTGTTTTACACTCAAATAAACACTCTTCTATTGTGTTGTACTCTAAGTCATTGATGATAACTTGACCCGTTGCCAATATGTCATTAAAATAACCATCCCAAGTGAGCGATGGATGACCTAAAGCAAATTTGCCGCTCTCACTGGGGACTAGATCTCCGTAAACAGTAAGCTTGGTTTTGGGACGAACAAAATTAGCAACTCCAGATGGAACACCGCCAATGCCAACATCTCCACCAGAAAAGTAAATAACTTCGTTTACAGTTTCCCAAGACCTGTTAGTATTGCCTAGATTAAACTGCTCATGAAAGGTTGGTGATGCATCGCCATGAACTTGCAGCATACCAAAGCCATGATTAGAACCGCTACCTATGACTAGAAAGTGTGATCCCGGCTGCAAGCTACCATACATTAAAGGCGTGTCGCCAATCGTAACAGGGTCATCACCGACGCAGACGCTATCAGAATCAACTGGATATGCTCCAACGTATAATTTATAATCGCCTTCAGTTGCGTAATACCCTGCGCCATGACCTATAGCAACATTGAAATCGCCATGCTTGTTATTGTTGAGAGCGTAGCTGCCAAGCGTAACATTGCCACTGCCGGTTACTCTTCCAGCTTGAGATTGAAAACCAACAGCTGTATTGTGAGTTCCGTATAAACTACAACTTAAAGCATAAGCCCCGATTGCTGTGTTTTCTTCACCAGTGTACGTATTTTTTAACGCAGCATAACCAAAAGCAGAACTGTCATAGCTGCTCCTGCCAGCTAATTCAACTTGACTTAAAGCAAGAATACCAGCTCTAGTATTTCTAGTTGCTGGCGTGCTAAAGTTATCAGCATTAATATCTCCATCTATAAAATTAGTAACTGAGTCTACTAAGTTTATTAGACTAGTTCTTAAATCTAGTGGAGATATTTGCTGTGTTGAGTTATCTGGTAATAGATCGTTTATTAATGCTAGATATTCTGATTTGGTTAGGATCATTTTGAGACCTGTTAGCTAAATTTGATTTTTAAAGAAGCTAGATCAAACTTAACTGAATCTCCCTGATAAATGATTCTGGGGTTGTTAAGTTGAGCATACATTAACATATTTCCAGTTCCCCAATATCCTGAATCTACAATAGCAATGCCTGAAATCCATCCCCAGTCCTGTAAAGCTGTGGGGAATACGATAGTTGAATTGTTTTGGATTAGGCCACTTCCTAGATTAACCTCATCTTGAACAAAATACCAAGCAGCGTCTCCTTCAGAAGAAGGATCGCCAAGGCTATATCTTCTGTAGCCATAATCTACATCTCCAACTCCAGATGGTAATTCCTCTAAAGTACCTCCGCTTGGAATGGCTGTACCATTATTAGAATCTGTAGGAACACCGCTACATAGGGCTATTGCTATATTTGTAGGCTTAGGGAAGGTTTCGCCCCTAAAAACGTGATGGAGTAGCCCTGACTCCAAATAATCTGATAGAGCAGTCATTATATATCATCCCTTATAGAATCCTGTGTGTAAACGCGAATACGTAATATTATACACTAAAAAAGGACCATCCCCGCTGATATGAGGATGGCCCTTATTATTTAAACACTAGGATGGAGATTAGAAGGAGCCAAGGATAATACGGCGATTATCCAGAACACCAAATCCAAGCTCGGCCCATCCGTAGTAACCAACACGCTGCTGACGGTGCATTGTTGGATCTTCGAATACCTGCAAAGATTGCTTCATAGGCATTACAAAGCTGTCACGAGCAGCTTGATCCAAACCAACTACCAATTCGAGGTCAGAAGCCTCTACAGCGCCGCCAAGTGCGTTCGTGAAGAAGTCTTGGTATTCTTGACCTTCGCCAAGCTCATCCATGTCACGAAGCTGGACACCAAAGATGTTGGTAACTGGACCTTCACCAGTGGTGTTGTAGATGCGACTGCGATCTACGTCAGAGATTTGATCCAATCCCCAGTTGCGTACATCTTCCAGAGCCTCTGGAGATACGTACATGTGGGTCAAGCGACCACGATTAGCAGAACCAGTGTTACCACCAGCATTTCTGCGCATGACGGTTTGCATCAAAGATACCAAACGCTTCGTGAAGAAGCCAGAGGTAGCATCTCCGTCATAAACCAAGATGTTACGATCAACACCAGCTGCCAACAATGTGTGCCAGCCGTCATCGTTCATCTTCTTAACAAAACCAGCTTCCATAACTTGAGCGGCGCGAGCAGCAATGTCCCAGCGAGCCTCGCGAGCATAACGCAGCAAGTAATCAATCGAGCTGGTGATGCTGTAGGTTGGGATCATTACGTAGTCACTTTCGACTGCGCGCTCAGGAATACGACCGTGACCGGGATTGGTGTAAGCTACATGCTCACCTTCAAGTCCGGGAGAGATCATATCTAGTGGAAACTCGGTTGAAGATCCCGGCTCTACTTGCATCGTTTCAAAGATGTCGCCAAGGATATTACCGATCAAAACACCTTTACGAAGAGGTGTTTCCAAAGCTTTAGCAACTTCACGTTGAGCTGCAAGAGCTTTGTTGGTATCATTATCACCAGTTTGCTTATACAAGCTGATGAATTCGTCGGAAGGTCTTTCTGTATATGACATTTTGTTGTCTCCTTTTCTTATAATTAGGCTAATGGGCCGTGGTTAGGAAGGTTAACGTAAACTTTTGCATAACCGTCAGCGTCCTTGCGGGACATGAAACGGCCAACAGCCAAATTACCAGAGGCATCAGCGTCAGCGGCAGTCGTGGAAAAGTACCCCTGTTTCGTGGCATCATCAGAAGCATAAGCTAATGCTCCGGGAGTTGGGGTTCCATCAACCATATTGGTTACAACCCAACCACGAGTCATAACGGTAACTTTACCACCTTGCTGAACTTCGTCTTTGTACCAGTTCAAGTGAGTGCGGGTAAGGTCTTTGTTAACAACGTCGTTAAGCAAAACGCCAACGGGTACATCAGTAGCACCATCAGCAGCTTTGTAAATTACGCTGTTATCGCCTTGGTCCATAGCAGCACCAGAAGCGCTAAGTACGTCCAAGCAAACAACTCCACCACGAGTAGCCGTTCCATTTGTATAGAAGAAGCTAATGTCAGTGGATTCTTCATATCTATCAGTTTTAAGAGCCATTTTATTCTCTCCTTTTTAGGTTACTTATTTTGATTGAGTGCAGTTTCAAACCAGTCAGCGACAGCTGCGCGGGTCTTTGACAATTCATCCACTTCTTCTTCAGCTACAACAAGAGCTGCTTCAGAAGTTTCTACTTCTTCGAAGGCTTCAGGAGTGATTTCTGCTTCAGCTTCGTCAGCCTTTGCTTCTTTCTCCTTCTTCTTCTTTTCGATAGCCTCTTTAACTTCGGGAGGCATACCAGCTTCAGCTTCGTCGTCTTTCTTTTTCATCTTCATGGCTTTCTTTTTATACATAGCCAATACAGATTCAAAAGCTTCGTCATTCAAAGATTCAAAAGCAGCTAGGCTTTCTTCGATCTCTTCTTCTTCGAAACCAGCTTCAACTAGAGAAGCTTTACGCTTCATCATAGCTTCTTTCTTCTTCATTTTGTCCATTTCCTTCATGGCTTCTGCCAATTCGGTTTGGGAAGAATTCAAAGCGTCTTCAAGTTCGGCAACACGAGCTTGGGTCGATTTGATCGACTCGTTCAGCTCATCAATCGTTGCTTGGCTCTCTTCTGCGGAAGCTTCAAAAGCAGCAACCTGAGAAGCAAATTCTTTGTCTTTAGCTTCTACAATTTGTGCTTTGATAGCTTGATTTTCAGCCTTTGCTGTTTCCAGCTCAGCCTTCAACTCTGCTAATTGAGTTGTAAGTACATCTGACATGTCAAAATCTCCTATAGAAAATTTATCAGTTTCATTTACAGTGATTTGTGCTGCGCTTTTACCAGACAAGATTACACTTCTAGGATTGGCGGGCTTGGATACCAAACCTATACCAGAAAATGAAATATTGCTAAGGGCGCGGCCTACCTTATATCCCTCATACTTTCCAGATCCTCCGTAAGCCCTAAGATGTTTCGTTAGGAAAGCGGATGCTTCATCTCTTGGCAGAATTTTGGCAACGCCCTTATCATCAATAAGTGCATAATCAAAACCAGCAAAAAGACACTCCATCGACACATACCATTTACCTTCTTCGACTTCGGCAATGATTTTTGCCATCCGCTCTCTGTTTTCTTCACCCGTCCAAGAGTTGTAAAGCACTGCCTGAGTAATAATATCGAACTCTTCAGGTCTAGGGAGATTCTCATCGTCCCCAAACCCAATTGCTTTACCGTCTTTTGTTAATACATAGCTACCAGTAATATGCCCAATGATGTCATCTTCATCGTGCATGTAATTAAATTGCTTATCTTCAGGTGTATCCCTTGCTTCCCATGTCGCCTCGGATAAGAAAACGTCATCGTTCTTATTCCAGCCTGTAGAGACCAGAACAGACTCTATATAGTAAAGATCAATTTGATCTTTGTTCTCTGCTAACACTTTTTCAAGGACTTCTTCGTTATTGATTACTTCTTTAGCAACCGCTAACTCGCCCTTTTTTACAAAAGCCTCAGAACAGTAAGCAACACTGGCCGTTGATTTGACCATATCGCCAACACCGTCTGCGATCTCCCTTGGATATACTTTTATGTTCATATTTTTACCTCAGACAATTATACACAAAAATTTTATTTTTTTCTAAAAACGCTAATTTTCGTTAAAAAACTGCTCTACGTAGACTCCTACTACCATCTTCTTGTAGTTTTCCATATTGGGGGAATTATCTCTAATGTACTTGAATTCATTGGGTATTACGTTATTAGAAGCTAATGCTTTCTTGAGGTTTTCGTCTGAGATATCAGACATTGGCTCTAAAGCTAAAAACGCTGCCAGTTTAATATTCTCTAGCTCTACAGCCTCATCTTTTGTTAGCTGTCTAGCATTAGACTTACCCTTAATTTCTAAATAACCTTTATTTATATGCTGTGTGGACTCGAAAGCGCTAGTCGCCCAAACAATTAAGTCGGCTACTCCGGGTGTACTTCTAGGAGTTTCTGTTCTCTTTTTTCTTGGTCTAGTGTCTTGCTTTTGCGGAGGACGACCGTTTGGCTGTGGAGGCTTTTGTTTTTGCTGCTGATCTTTAATCTTGGTATTGATTTCGCCCTGTTTGGTAATCTTTTCCATGTCTTTTTCGTGATTAGCGTTATGGAAGGGGCTTGCTTTTTCTGGCAGCTTGTCCTTGTCTCTGAGCTTATCTTCTCTCTGTAGCCTAACTTTTTCAACTGTTGGTACTTCTTTGAATCTCTCTAAAATCGTTTCGTGAGAGATGATATCACGGTCAGCCAGCTGGATAAGCAGGTTTTTCTCAGCAGCTTCATCAGAAAGACTCATTTGGTCATAAACTACGTGGAAAGGTTTAGCAAACCCCATAGCCTTTCTAATATACTCAAGCTCGCCATCCCAGAACTTGGTGAGCTGATCTCGTCCATACTGTAGCCTTTCAACCATAGTTTTAAGCGAGATGAAGTTGTTAGTGAACCCGCCCCCATTTCCAGCCATACCGGTAAGCGTGGGGGGAACGCCTAAACCTGCGTATATACTGTTGAGGACGGATTGATATTTTTCTGATCCTAAGAATTTGTATACCTGAGAGTTGCTTTCTGTGAAGCTAAGTTCTGGTCCGTATACAAGCTCCATAGTTCCACCACCAGTATTGCTGGCTAGAATATTTCTTAACTTATTAATGCCCTCTTTTGTTGGCAGTACTTTATAATCAAAGTTACCAAGAGTCCATAATCTAATATTAGAGATCGCGCCATCTAGTGCAGCCATATCTGCTAGTTTCATCTTCTCTAGCATGATAATATCGTCTAGAATAGCGTAAACCATTGGGTGCGCCCACTGTTGCCAGTCATCCTTCTTGTAGAAGTGGACGGTCAGACGCTCTGGATCTAGCTGTACTTTACGCTTCTTTTCGCGATAAGCCTGCTGAATATTAGCGGGTAGCGTCTCCAAAACCTTGGCGGGGAGGGTAGTTTCTTTATAGTTATCAAAGAATGTG